TACTACCACGGCTTTGACCCCGACACGGGCAAGCCTGCCAGTGAGCCGCAGTACATCGGCAAGACGACCGGCTACGAAGTCAAGCCCGATGGCGTCTGGTTCCGCGTGCTGCTCGACAAGGCCAACGACTACGCGCGGCGCGTGTGGGATGCGGCCCGCACCGGCATTGCAAAAGCCTCCAGCGGCAGTGTGGCGCACCTGCACCGCGTCGCACCGGACGGGCACATCACGCACTGGCCGGTAGCAGAGTTGAGCATCTTCGATGCGGTTGGCAAGCGGCAGCCTGCGAACCAGTACGCGGTCGCGCTGCCGGTGATGAAGGCGGTATATGCACAGGCGGGTATTGACCTGCCTGACGACATAGAGGGTACGGACGAACCCGCAGCGGAGGCGGGCGCAGAAGGCGCACAGCAAAGTGCGCCCGCGGCAGAGGGTACGGACGAACCCGCAGCAGAGGAACAGGCACAAGAGACAACACCGGAGGGTGTAGAGATGGACGAGAAGCAAATTAGCGAGGTGGTGGCGCAGCAAGTCGCCGCCATGCTCCAAGCGGAACGGGCGGCAGCCGCGGCCAAGGCCGAGCAGGAAGCCGTCGTGCAAGCGCGCATTGACGACGCGCTCAAGACGCAGAAGGCGCAGCATGACGCGGAACTGGCCGCGGCCAAGAGCGAAGCCGCCGCGGGGCGGCGCTTGCCCGGCGAGGGGGGCGCGCCCTATGTCAGTCAGTTTGGCAATATCGCCAAGTATGACGACCTGGACGCCGCGGACCTGTCCGTACTGGCCGGCCTGACCACGGCCATCAAGAGCGCGAACAAGGGCAGCGGTCCCAGCGAGGACCTGCGCCGCGCTCTGGCCGTGCGCGTGGCAGAGACGACCGGCGATGAGGAGGTGCAGTACCGCAGCACCAAGAGCGCCATGAAGATGGCCGGTATGCCGCTCAAGGCGAACGAGTTGAATCAATCCACGCTCGCCAACTACGGCGACGAGTGGATCGGCGTCACCTACAGCACGCAGCTTTGGGACAAGATTCGCCTTGCTACGCCGGTTGCGGCCCGCATCCCGACCGTGGTAGTGCCGCAGGGCAGCGAGTCGGTGATTATTCCCCTGGCGAGCACCGCGCCGACGTTCTACAAGATGGCACAGGCCGCGAATCTGGCCGCCAACCCTGGCCGCCCCACGGCTACCGCCACGGCTTCGCAGTTGGGCACGGCCAAGCAAACGCTGACCGTTGCCAAGCTGGGCGCGGCAGTGAACTACACCGGCGAGCTTGAGGAAGATTCCTTGATTCCGTGGGTGTCCGAACTGCGGCGCGACCTGACCGCCGAAGCCGCCGAGGTGTTGGAGCACATCATCATCGACGGCGATACGGCAACCGAAGCCACGACCAACATTAACGACATCGCCGGCACGCCGGGCGGTACAGAGGCGTTTCTGTTGTTCAACGGCTTCCGAAAGCTAGCCCTTGTGACCAACACGGCCAACGCGCGCAGCGCGGGTACGCTGGCAATCGAGGACTATCTGGAGACGGTCAAGCTGCTGGGGCTGGCCGGCAAGAACGCCGCGGACAAGCAGGCGGTGTCCTTCCTGGTGGACATGTGGACGCACTGGAAGTCGTTGGAACTGGCAGAGGTCAAGACGCGTGACGTGTTCGTTGCGCCCACCGTCGAGAACGGCATGTTGACCAACGTCTACGGCTACAACGTCATCACCACGCCCAACATGCACCGCGCCAACCAGGACGCCACTTACGGCCTCAAGGCGAATGCCTCCGGCAAGGTGGACCTGGACACGGCAGCCAACAACACGACCGGCTCGATTCTGGCCGTGCGCTGGGACCAGTGGCGGCTTGGCTACAAGCGCCGCATGGCGTTTGAGATTGACCGCGACGCCATCAGCGACAGCACGGTTATCGTCGTGACGATGCGCGTGGGCATGATCAACCGCGATAACGAGGCCGCTGCCATCTCCTATAACGTCGGCCTGTAAGGGGGACCTATGGCACAGCTATACAACCTCAAGGCAGGGGTAGCACTGGATACCGACGTTGTGGCCGCCGCCCGTCCGGTGGTAGTGGCGTCTGCGAACGGGGCAATTGCGATTGCCCCCTCGACCGTCGTCATCACCAAGGCGACCGCGGCCAACATGACGTTGGGCACGCCGACCACTGCGCAGAACGGAACGATCATCCACATCGTAGCGGCAACCGCCGCCGCGCACACGGTTGCAGCGGCAACCATCGGCTTCAATGCCGGCGACGCGGCCAAGGATACGGCTACGTTCGGCGGGGCCATCGGGGACGGTCTGACCGTGCTGGCCTACGGCGGCGAATGGCTGATTCTGTCCAGCACCAATATCACGCTGGGCTAAGGCAGGCTGCAATGCTGGTGCAATTCGTGCGTGACTACCAGGGCAAGGCAACGGGACCGCACTTCTACCGCGCAGGGCAGGCGGTAGACCTCCCCGACGCCGCGGCGCAAACCGTCGTGAGCGAAGGGGCCGCGGTTCCCGTTGAACCTGCACCCGAAGCGGAGCCGGAGAGAGAGCCGGACAAACGGGGCAAGCGCAAATGAGTTATTGCGAGGCGGGGGACATCAAGACGGCGCTGGATATCGCGGGCTACGACAACGACGTGTGGCTGGATTCGTTGTCGGCGTCAGCCGGTGCGTGGATTGACGCTTACTGCGGGCTGCCCACGGGCGGCTTTGCGGTAGCGGCAGACACGACGCGCACCTATGACGTGTGTGCGCTGCGCGGCGGCGCGCTGCTTCTGGATGTTCCCTGTCTCGCGGTGACAACGCTACTCAACGCGGACGGCACGGCGATACCGGCCAACGGCTTCCGGCTGTATCCGCTGAACGAGCCGCGCAAGTGGCGCATCGAACTGCTGGGCGGCTACGGCTGGGCCATCGTAGACGATGGCTTGTACACGGTGACGGCGCGCTGGGGCTGGTCTGCTACCGCGCCCGCGCCGGTGCGTGAGGCGGCAATCATGCTGACGTGCTGGATGTTCAAGCGCTACCAGGCCGCGCTGCAAGACAATGCCGCCGTGCCCGAACTGGGGCAAATCCTCTACGGCGAGGCCATGCCCAAACAGGTCGTGGCGCTGCTGGGGCCGTTTCGCAATGGGGTGACGCTGCTATGAGCCTTGACGCGGCTATCGACGGATTGCGGGCGGCAGTGGAAACCATGCCGGGGCTGGCGCGAGTCTACACCGATCCGCCCGAAAGCCTCAACGAGTTTCCCTGCGCGTTCGTGGTGGCAGACAGCGGGGAGATGAACGACAGCGGCGCGGGCGGCTACTCGCTGCACACGCTGGTTGTCGAAATCTTCCACGCCCGCGCGGTGCTGGCGCAAGCGGTAGACGGGGCGAAGGTCTGGCCCGACCGCGTGCTTGCTGCGCTGCGCGTGGACCACACGCTTGGCGGCACGGTGTCGCATGTGCGCTGGCCCGTCACCTATCAGGCGGGGGCGCTCAACTACAACAACATAACGCACTACGGGATGCGGTTTCGCGTGACTGTGAAGGTGAACGAATGATCGCACTGAGATATGTAGGGGCAGGGACGTACATTCACGGCGTCCCCGCCCGCGACCTGACGGAAGAAGAAGCGGCCCAACACGGGGCCGTGATCCGCGAACAGGAGACGCTTACCGGCACAGTCATGTATGAGCCGGTAGCGCAGCCGCCCGCGGCAGGCAGCAAGCGCGGCGTGAAGGCCGCGGAGGAGGGCGACAATGGCTAGTCAGTATGGGCCATTCAGCATGAACAAAACGGCCCTTGGCCGTGAAACGACGTATGGGACCGGCGTGGCGGCAACAACCATCTGGCGCGCGCCGTTCAGCATGGTCGAGGACGCCAGCCAGTCGGTGACGGTTGACGAGAACATCGGCCTCCTGGTGCAGGCAGAACGCAGCTACGACACGCAGCATCAGGGGCGGCTGGTCATGCCCTCCACCGAACTGACCTATGAGCAGGTGTGTCATCTCCTGGAGGCAGGCGTCAAGACGGCAACGCCCACGGGCACGGGCACGTACACGCGCATCTATGCCTACCCGACCGACAACAGCGTACCGACGCCCAAGAGCTACACCATCGAGACGTATAACGCCTTGGCAACGCCGGACGCGCAGGAGATGAACGGCTGTCTGGTCGAGGAGTTCACGCTAGAGGGAAACGCGCGTGAGGCATGGAAGATGTCGGCTACGTGGTTCGGCAAGAGGCCGGTTACAACCACGCCGACCGCGCTTTCCACCCTGGTCAGTGTCGAAACGGCCATGATTCCCATGACGCTGCTCTACATCGACGCGACGGGCGGGACCATCGGCACAACGCAGAAAACCGGCGTGCTGATGGGTGCGCAAATCCGCGTCAAGACGGGCCTTGTCCCCGTTCCGGTAGGCGACGGCAGCTTGAGCCACAGCACCTACAAGTGGACCAAGCCGGAAATCACCTACTCGTTGACGTTGGAGTTAGAGAAGGACGGCAGCGCGTCGGCAGTGGCTACGGAGCGCACGGCCCGCACAAACAAGACGGTGCGCCTGATTCGCCTGTCCAACACCGGCAGCGGCAGCAAGGGCTTCACCATCGACTTTGCCGGCATCCATGACAGCGTAGGCGACTACACCAACAGCAACGGCAACACGACGGTGCAGATTACGGGGCACGCGGTCTATAGCTCTACCGATACCCTGTTCTGGTCCATGACGGTTGTCAACGCAGTGGCGACACTGCCATAAGGGGGGGCGATGGGGTTTTTCACGGGACAAACCAAGGTTGTAGACCTGGGCGGCGGCAACACGGCTACGCTGCGCAAGGCGACATTTGCGGACGTTGCCAAGGCGCAGAGCGCCGCGGCGCACTGGCAGGACGACAAGCTGGTGCTCGACTGGCCGATCTACCGCCTGGAGTTGGTCAAGGCAACGCTGACGGCCTGGAGCGGCCCCGACTTCGAGGGGCAGCCGCCGACAGCAGAGAACATTGCCGCATTGCCGCCGTCCGTAGGCGAAAAGCTGGCGCAGGAAGCGCAGTCGCTCAGTTCCTTGGATGACAACGAGGGAAACTGATATGGCGCGGATACGAGGAGCGCATCATGCTCGGCTCCTCCTCGGCGTCCGCGCCGACGCGATACGGCGTGCTGATCACGGTAATGGAGCGCATGGGCTGGTCATGGCCGGACCTGTGCGCCGCGCCCGCTGACCTGGTGGACGAAATCGCTACGCGGATGCAAGCGGAAGCGCACTGGACGGCAGAGCGGGGGCAGTTGGACAGGCAGATGCAAGAGGCGCAGGCAGCAATGAAGGCGGGGCGGCGTGGCTGACGAAACAGTACGAGCCGAAATCATAGCGGAGGACAAGACGGGGCCGGGCATTGCTTCGGCCAAACGCAACTTGTCCGGCTTGCAGCGCGAACTGAGCGGCGGCGCGCAGGGGTTCAACGGCTTCCGCGCCGCGTCCATGAGCGCGTCGGCGTCTATGTCTACGTTTGCCGCGGGCGTGGCCGGTGCGGGCGCGGTCATTGGCGCGCTGGGGCTGGCAAAGCTGGCCGGCGGCATCGTGGACATAGGGCGCGGCGCGCTGCAATCCTATGCCGACTTTGAACGCCTGAGCATGTCCATCAACGCGCTGTCCGCCAAGGAAGCCTTGCTGACCGGCCAAGCTTCCTCCATGCAGCAGGCGCTTGCGATGACCTCCGGCAAGTCGAAAGAGTTGTTGGACTGGATTCAGAAGCTTGCCATCGAAAGCCCGTTCCGGCAGGAGGATGTAGCGGGCGCGTTCCGCTTGTCGATGGCCCTGGGGTTCAGCACGTCCGAAGCGCAGCGCCTCACCCAAGCCATGCTGAATTTCAGCACGGCAACCGGCGCGGGCGGGGAGACGATGGAGCGCGTCGCGCGCGCCCTGGGGCAGATGCGAACCAAGGGCAAGGTGAGCTTAGAAGAAATCAATCAGCTTACCGAATCCGGCGTCGATGCGATGCGCATCCTCTCCGACGCGACGGGGCTGACCGGCAAGGCGCTGACTGATTCCATCAGCAAGGGGCTGGTGAGCGCGGACACGGCCATCAATGCCATCATTGCCGATACCGAACGCCTCTACGCGGGGGCGGGCAAAGCATCGGCAGAAAGCATGTCGGGCTTGCTGTCCACGATGAGCGAGATCGGGGAACTCTCCAGCCGCAACCTGTTCAGCGGCATGTTCAAGGAGGCGCAGCCCTACATCGCGTCCGTGGTCGGCGTGCTCATGGCCCCCGAATTTCAGGCCGGCATCACCGCCTGGGGCGAGAAGATCGGCAACTTCACGGCAGACGGCTTGCAGGGCGCGGCAGAGGCAATGGAGCGCATCGACGCCGCGATTGCGCCGCTGCTCGACAAGGGCGCGCCGCCGTGGTTGGTTGCCTTGCAGGGCTTGGCAACGGTTAGCGATTACCAACTCGACATTAAGATTTCGCCCGAAGTGACCACCATCAAAACGCCGGACGGCGGGCTAACGGTGGATGTCACGGCGACGGCGACGACCGTCACCAGCAAAGACGGTGGGCTACTGAGCGTCGATGTGGTAGCGGGCGAGATCACGGCAGACGCCAACACCAAAGATAACATTCCGCCAGTGAAACTTGTCGCTGATTGGCAGAAAGGCACAATCGGCAGCCTGATTGCTGCCGACTGGACGGATGCCGACGCCGAGCAGCACAAAATACTGATGAAGGCCGGTTGGACGGGCGACGCGGCCATCGTTCTGCAAGGGCTGCTTAATGTCAACGACTTCATTGCTAAAGTTACGCCGGTTTTGAATATGAATCCCGCCCAGACGGGGGGCGTGGCGGGTTTTGACCTGGGTACACAGATTGCCAACTCTATCGACTGGGCAGCGTACAAAACCAAGTGGCAGCAGGTATTTGATTCCTGGTCCCCCATCCTCAAGCCCATTGCACAAGTGAACTGGGGCGAGGAGTTCAGCAAGACGCGCACCGTCAACGCGCAGCTAGGCACGTTCGATTGGGGCGCATTGTGGTCTGTCGTGCGCGTGGTCAATGCGGCATTGGGTTCTTTCGACTGGGGCGGGCTGTGGGACAAGATTTACACGGTCAACGCCACTGTAAAGCGCACCTACCAGGATGTTAACCCCTACCCCATCTATGGCCCACAGATGGGCGCGCAAAACACCGCGGGCAGCGGCTTGGGCGGCTGGGATAACCCTGGCTGGGCTGACGACGTGCGCGCTTTTTACGGTGACGCCATCGGTGACGGTTTCTTTCGCGGCGGCTGGGCGGTCGTGGGCGAGGTTGGGCCGGAACTGGTCAACCTGCCGCGCGGCGCACAGATTTTCAACAACCGCGACACGCGCGACATGCTGGGCGCGCCGCACTTTGCCGAAGGCACAACCGACATTCCCGGTTGGCTGCAACGCGGCTTGACGGCCATCGGCCTGTGGGTTCCGCAGCAGCAGGCGCGGCAGTACGGCCCGCCGACGCGCGAGGAGGCTTACGGCACATGGCGCAAAATTGAACAGAAGGGCACGGAGGCGCTGCAAGGCACGGCCAAGCAAGCCGGCGACGCGTTTGAGGATGCGGCCAAGAACACCAACGACGCATTCAAGAGCGCCCTCCAGAATGTGCCCGGCCTGTTCGGAACGTCACAGGTAACAGGCGATCAGATGAAGATGGCCGAACTGGGCGTTCCGCAAAACTTCGCTGATGACTATCTGCGCAGGCTCTCCGATGAAGTGCTCAACGGCGTGGATTGGGAAGGCGTCGATATTACGGACGCGGCCAACCGCGCGGGCATCGATCCCAACCTGCCGGCCAACGTCATCCTGGAACTGTTCAAGAACGCATGGAATGATTCTTCCCTGTTCGCCAACGCGGGCAATCTGGACCTGATCAACCAGGACGCGGTGAAGGCCGCGATTGAGCAGCAGCAAAAGGAGTTGCAGGGCAAGGCGAACGTGCTGCAACTGTTCGGCATTACCGACAAGAACCTACAGGAGCAAAGCGACGCTCTGGGCGCGGGGCTGGCGAGTGTGTTCGGCAAGGCCGCAGAGTCGGACGCCATGAAAGCCGCGGGTACGCAGGCATTCGCAGCCATCGGCGCGGGATTTAGCGACAACAATACGGCAGTAGCGGCAGTGGGCGGCATGGCGAAAGCGGTCATCACGGCAACAGGCACGCCGGAGAATGCCGCGGCCCTGGAGGATGCGGGCAAGGCCGCCGCGTTCGCCTATTACGGCGGTTGGAAGTCGTTCATGTCCGAAGCCGCCCCGCCCCCGCCTGGAGGCAACACGACGCCTATCGGCCCCGCGCCTGCCCCCGCTGCCGCGCCTGGACGCGCCGTGGGCGTCGGCTACTGGGCCGGCGGCTGGATGACGGTCCATGCCAACGAAACCATCTACGCGCCGCGTGGAACCTCGGTGCAGACGGCACGCGAGAGCGCAGAGGGCGGCAGGATGGTTGTCAACAACAACAACTACATAACGATCAATCGGGCGATTGATGAAGAAGCGTTCCTGGCGCGCATGGCCCGGCGCTTGCAGCGGGGGTACTGATGGCGCACGCGTTGAGTATCTCGGACGGAACAACGACATTTAGCCTGTCCACTACAAATTGCGCACTGGTGCAGTACACGCCCGCCGAGCCGCAGAAGGGTGAGAATACCGTCACCGAGACGATAGAAGTAATGTTCTATGCCGCCAGTGTAGCGGCCATGCGCACGGCAATCGACACGTTGCAAAAGCTACTGGACGCGGCAAGCCGCAGACAAGAGCGCGGCAAAGGGCCGGTCGTGTACCTGCTCTACCAGCCGGACGGCGACGCGACGGCCTGGCGGTCGCGGCTGATTGACTGGCGCTTTGAATACAACGAAAACACGCTGCGCGCCTGGGGGCAGGCCAAACTGCCCGCCTCGCTGATTATCGAGCGCGACGCCGTGCGCGAAGGCGACTTGACGCAAATCCCGCTGACCAACGGCAACGGGACCAACACCACCACCGGCTTGACGGTGAATCCTGTGGGCGGCGCGCAAATCTATGCGCAGATTGCGGCTAATGCCGTCACCGGCAGTCTGCCCGCGCCCCTCCAGTTGGAACTGACCAACAACACGGGCGGCAGCATTACCTATTACGAAGTGCTGGTTGCCAACAACGCATTCAGCACGCCGTCATCGTTCACGGCCATTATGCAGGCAGAGACGACGCGCGTCGCCGGCAGCGGCACGATTGCCAGTGACGCGACGTGCAGCGGCGGGCAGTATGTCGGCTTTAGTTTTACCAATTCGAGTGCGCAGCAATACACGCTCTCGCAGACGCTTCTACAGGACGCGCTGGGCTACGACTTTCACCTGCTGGCCCGTTTCCGTTCGCAGACGGCCCGCGTCTTTGTGCGGCCCCACATCTACGACGCTACAGGCACATTTGTTCTGTGGTCCGGAGACGAAAAAGAATTGCCGCTGATCGGTCCCGCCCTGGCCGATCTTGGCGTCATCCCCTTGCCGCCTGGAGGCTACTCCTCGGCCTGGGGTGCGATGCGGCTGTATCTGGCATGGCGCGCAGAGGGGGCCGTCGCGGCGCTGGATACGGACTTTCTCGCCTTCTTCCCTGCCAGCACGTTCCGGCGACTGAACACGCCGATCACGGTCAGCAGCGGCGCAACCATTGTAGATGACGGCATTGAAGGTCGCGCCTACCTGCGCACAAGCGGCGTCGAACTGCCCGC